ATTTTATACGGTGTGTCAGAAACAGTAACAAACCCCTCATGTCGAGCAGGTTTTCCATCGATGTAACAATCAACTGTTCCATTAACAACGATAGCATCGAGTAGACGCTGCTTCAGTTGGAAGATCATGTGCCACACTTTAAAAGTCGTCACGTTGACCTCACTCTTATATTTAGCATCTAGCGTAAGATACAATACTTCTGCACTAGGAATAGAACCAGCACGAATAAATTTGTTGATGTGCTTGAGAATATGAGGACGTGCTTTCTCGCTAGGCACCTTACAACGGGCAACTCTACTGGCAAACTGAATGACATTAAACACAAGTCTCTTAGGGACCATAGCAGATGCTTCTTCCTTTCCTAAGAACTGAGTGCCCAGTACAGAAGGTAGATCAATGCCAACACTCCCCACAGCATTCGGAGAAATCTCGGTATAAGAAGTGTGTGGAGCAAGGACAATATCACGATTAGTCGGACGGGCGAAACGATACTCCAAAGTATTAGGACGATATACAGACCCGCCACCGACCCCAATGAAGTCAGCTTGGTAAATTCCACGGAGATGAGGAAGATTACGAAGGCATAGGCGAAGAATGTTCGCAACGTTGCCCTTGTAATGTTCGTCAATATCCGTCTGAGAATAACAGATCTTGACCTTGACTTTATTGAAAACGGATTTGGTTCCGACGAAGAACTTGCCATTACGAGGATCAGTACCAAAAACAATAGCAGGGGCACCGTCCCACTTGACACTCAGTTTGGGTTTGTTGATAGCAGACCATACTGCAGACAACGCTTCCCTGCGACCAGTGAAGATCAGATCTTCCAGGTGCTCCAAGTGTTTGTTAGGCAAGGTTTCCTCTGTCTCTATGCCATTATTATAGCACGTCAGGGTCGAGTCACACATGATCTTGTGCCAGTTTAGACTTCGTACCTGATCGTAATAGCGTTCTTACGGACACCAGTTACTTTATCTGTTCCTCTGCCCTTCTTAGAAAATCTCACACCCGCCTTTCCCATCACTTCACGAATTGCTTTATCATCAATTGGTTTTAGACCGTGCTCAGTAAGAAGATGGTCAGCAACCATATCCTTATCAGTAAATGTCAAGTCACCAGTCATACATTCTTTTGTTAGTTCATACTTGAATGCATCATATGCCACAGCACCACTAGGTGCTCTTCGAGAACCTAAAATCTCTTGCAGTTGCTCATTAAGACCACCTGCTTTCTCCACGTCTCTCATCATTCTATCTGCTTCTGGAGCAGTTACAGTCCCAGTTCTATTCTCAAACTTGTTAGCAATTTGTTCAACAATAAGTTGTAAAGTTCCTAACTCAGTTGTAGACATATTATTCTTACCCATGTCTGCAGCACATTTTCTCAAAACTTTAGTAAGAGTTTGAACTGAAGTATCAATACCAGAACTTGTTAACTGAAATGAATCTCCCCATTTCATAGAACACTTATATTTTTTACCATTTTTTACAAATAAGATGTCTGTTTTTGGTTCTGTCCCACCAGACATCTTTTTAAAGGATCCGTAAAACTTTTGTTTATCTGCCGCAGATCTGGGAGCAAGATCCTGTACAATCCTTGTTGCAGTGTCTTGTATATCCTTATCGATATCTGGCCACTTAGCAGCTGCTTCGTTAAATGCTTTTTCCTGCTCCCGAGTTCTAGATCCAGTAATCCTAGAAGTAGCAGCATACATTACGGCATGTTCAAAAGCAAGTCCTTTGTTTTTTAATTTTGCCACAATCAAACTACTATTGGTCGTCAAATCTATTTATTATGTGAGACGAACTCTATAGTCTTGCAGTTTTTGAACCAAGCGCAGTTGGTCTACTACACCTGGTTGAATTCCTTCTCGTGCTCTTGCTTGTTCGTAAGAAGACATTGTTTCCAATGCTCTGAGGATGTGATCGATTTCTTGAAGATCTAAGTTCATGTGAAGTTAGTAAGTGAGTGATAAACTGCTTCGATGTGCATGTTCCCATGTATGTATCCAGCAACGATAACACTAAGTGTCGCTGCTATCACCCCCAGGAGCATCAGACTCGGGACTATCGGATCTTTCGGTAATGTTGGATTCGATAATGTATCGTCGGGTTCTTTCTCCTCTAGAGTTGAGGGTTTCGGTTCTGTACCATCTTCCATCAAGTAGCTCCGCGATACTGGTTAGTAGATTTTCTGCAATTGCTTTGTTGCTTGCCTCTTTCCATCTTGGAATACGATTGTCGTTGTCCATCAATACATGAGATAGTTAAAATTAATTAGCACTCTACGCTTGGTATCTGTTGCAGAATATCCAACATGCTTCAAACCAACAGGAAAGATTACCAAACGGTTTGCTTTAGACTGAACTTCTTGTTCATTCTCTTCAAACTTAGTATAACCATTGTTGGTATTACAATAAAAGATTGCAGTGGTTGCATTATGTATAGCGGGATAATCGCTATGATATTCACCCAGTTGTATTTGTTTATCTGTTCTCCAGTTCAGATTTGCCTTGACCCTAAGAGTTTGATAAATGCGTTTTCCTGCTGGATGACCCTCAACATCTGTAGCAATTCTATCTAAGATTGGTCTTACTACATTCCAATGATCAGTGACAATTCCTTCATTTGGCATGAAAAATGAATGAGTAAATTGCCCTGGTTCATTTTTAAAATCTCTATATGTAATTTGGTTATTCCAATACCAGGGCATTATATCACCATTGATGATATGATCAAGTGCCATCCATTCATGAAGAGGAAGGAAGTCATCAATTATCTGTATCATCTTTTTTAAATCCAAAGGGACCGATTTTTACTTTTGCCCGTTCTTTCATAACAGCACCACTCAGTGCTTCCATCACTTTAAGAACATCCTCTGCTTTTGCTCCCAGTTGCATACGCTCTCTTACAAAGTTATACTTCTGAAAAAATTCATCAGATACACATTTGTAATCGTCAACTGTAATTGGTTCATCCTTCATTACTCTTTTCCTCCATAGGTTTAGATGGGACAAAGGGATCGCGTGATCTGTTCTTGATTACAATGAAAGCATCTTTATTATACTTTCTCGTTCCTCTGACTGGTGCCCACTTAGTGCCAGCACCTTCAATCTCATAGACTTGGGTGCCGCCGATCTCAACATGAATGTCGTCTTTGGCAACATCCCATCCGAGAGCGGCAATGGCATCGACGAGTACATCTTCAGTATACTTCATACATCTCCTTCTTGACGGTTTTCAGAGTAGTGAACATCAAACTCACCACCAGGATAACGTGCTACAAGTTTGTCCACATTCATTTCAATGATTTCATTCAGATCTGTATCAAGACCCATACATGCTTGCATGACATACCACATGATGTCACCCAGTTCACGCTTCAGGTGAAACAGGTTTTCTTCATTGACAGGTTTGCCTTGGAAGACAATCTTTTTCACCACTTCGGTAAACTCACCTGCCTCAGCACACATGCCTACAGAAGCAGTAAGCAGTCGCTCGGAAGGAAATCCCTGACCCTCAAGTTCTTGAATACGATAAACGAATGCTTCGTGGTCTTTACTTTGTTGCGACGTGACCGCATTGACAAATTGTGCATACTTAATTGGATCAATCATACTTTAGATCTTGGAACGTTTTCTTTGCTGTGAATTTTTTCACGATGTCGATTTGCTGTTCTTGCGAACCTTGACCAGCGTCAACCAGGTCTTCCTGAGCAGAATCCTCAACATCATACAACCTCATCTTCGCTCTGTCAATACCCAAACAAAATCTCTTATTTGATATCAGATCATTATATCGGTTCTTGAGTTGCTTCACCATGATTTGATTCATGCCCTCCAGCTCTTCAGTAGAAATAAGGGCAAACATAAGATCAGCAGTAGCAGGCAGACCAAAGGATTCAGAAGTATCAGTGAGGTCAACGTCAGTGCTACCATAACCTGAACGAGTGGTCTGCGTAGCAGAGACGATAGGAACGTTACACTCGCAAGCAAAACCTCTAAGTTCCTCTGCGATTGCTTTGACGTATGTATAGGAGTTGACAATGCTGCCTTTATATCTTTGGGACGCACAAATGTTAAGGTAATCCACAAAGATAATATCGGGTCTAATAGACCGCTTAAGAGCAAGATCACTAATAAGAGATTTAAAATGACCAACGTGTGCAGATGCAGTAGGGTACTCTTTAATAATTAGCTTACCTTGCGTCTTCTTTGCGAGGTTTGCTATCTTTTTCTCAAACATCGCCTTGGGCATTTCTTGCAACTTCTGTACAGGAACGTTCAAAAGATTTGCGTCAATACGTTCCGCAATCTTCTCCTCTGCCATCTCACAAGTGATGTAAAGGACGTTCTTGCCCTGAAGTAAACAAGAAGCGGCAACATGACACATGAAGAGAGACTTACCCACACCAGTACCCGCAAGAGCAATATTGAGAGTTTTGTTAGGAAGACCACCCTTTGTAATTTTGTTGAAGAATTCCAAATCAAAAGGAATTTTTTCTTCGGTTCGATGGTAGAACTCGTATCGTGCCTGTGCGTCTGAGACATAATCGTGACCTACATGTTGGTCGAAGGATACTCCGAGCGCCTCCGAAAGAATTTGAGGAATAGCACCTTTATCCCTCTTGGTGTCTTGTCCGTCAGCAATCTTGACACTCTCCATAAGAGATAGGTAGATCGCACGCTCCTGACACCACTCTTCTGTAGTATCCACGAGCCAATCGTGGTCTGCGGGATCATTGGAAAGGACATTTAAAACCTGAATAATTTCTTTGAACTGGTCTTCAGTAAGGTCAGTTCTCTCCTGACATTCTATACCAAGTGCGTTAAGAGATGGTAACGCATCATAC